CCAGTTAGTAAACAAAAGACTATTGAGAGAAGAATTGAAGGTAAGGAAACTGTAATTAAAGAACAGGGTAAAGCAATTGATAATAGCAAAATTATTATTGAAGAACTTAACCATGGTCTTTATGATTTACAAGCAGAACTTGAAAAAGTTAAAAACTCCAGAGATACTTTTAAAATTACACAGATCCAGGATACAATGATTCATGTACTCTACCGTAGAGACAAAGAAAAAGATGTAATTATAGCTGCCCAGGATACCATTATAGTAGCACAGAGATATATTATAAACTCTCAGGATACTATTATTACATCACAAGCTTTTGATATTAAAAAACTAAAAAGACAGAGAAATATCTCTTTACTACTAAATGGAATATTAACTACAGGATTAATTATCAAATAATGGAAATCACACAGCTTATACAATGGGGATTGATTGCAGTAACGGGAGTTATTGGTTACTTTCTAAGAATGATTCATACAGATGTTAGAAACAACACTGAGAGTCTAGGAAAACTAAAAGGAAAGATTGAGTTAGTAGAACAAGAGTCTAGACTTAAATACCAAGCAATCCAAGAACAAACACAACTTGAAATCAAGAACTTGGCTAGAAGTGTGAGTGAACTATCAGACGCAGTAAAACAATTAATATTACAAAGATAATGGATACAACAGCAGTAGAAACAACAGCACCAGACTTTGGTGTATTTGCACAATTAGCAGACTATGGTCCGCTTGGATTAGCAGTGCTTGCTCTTGGATATGTTGCTTGGTTATTTATCAAGAGATATCTTGATGAAAATAAAAAGCTCAAAGAAGAGGTAGCAGAAAAAAAAGTAGTAAAAAGAAAAACTAAGAAGTAATGTCATTTGGTCCCTTTGAGGTATTAACACAGTACGGGGTATTAGGCTTTGCTGTTTTAGCACTGGGCTATCTATGCTGGATGTTTTTAAATAAACTTCTTAAGAGTGAAGAAGATTTAAAAGCAAGAGTAGAAGAGTTAGAGGGTGATTATAGAGATGAACTAGAACAGAAACTAGAAGAAAGCACTGAAAGCTCAAAGAGTCTAAAAGAAACTGTATTGATGCTATTTGGTAAAAAATGAAAAAGAAACTTCTTATAGTTGGACTTGGATTTGTTGCTCTTGTTTGTATACAAATCTTTTCAAGTGGACATGAACATGTGGTAGTTGTAGAAGACAATGTACAACTAACAGGTGAGAATAAGAAACTTACTACAGCAAATAAGCAGTTAACAAATAGTGTAAATAAACTAGAAGCTGAAAAAGAAGACTTAATAGAAGATAAAGAGAATCTGCAAGAAATGGTTTCTGAAGTTATAGGAGATCTAGATAGTACTAGATCTGTTGTAAAAGATATTAAAAAAGAATTAGCAAATGAAAAGGATATTGTTCGCAAGCAGTCTACTGGTAAGCAGTTTGAGTTTCAGCCAATCACGCTACCCACTTCAGACGGTGATTGATGGAGACTCTGTAGTTATCCTTACAAAAGCTCAAGCAGATACCATTAATGCAATCTTTGATAGTCAGAAAGCTAAGATTGCACAGTTTAAGCAAGAAACAAAAGTAAAAGATTCTATTATCTCATTAAGAGATACTATGTTGATCTTCTATACCTCTAGATATACAGAATACAAAACAATCATAGAGACTCAAATTATTAGAGAAGATAAGTTAGATACAATCCGGGGTTGGTTATTAGAAAGAGCAAAAGAAGGGTCCTGGGTGTATTATTCATACATTAATGATGAAATAGTAGCCGTAGACTTATCAGACTATATTGTAAGAAAAGATGATTATACTGGAGATCTTTTATTTTATAAAAGAACAGAAGAATGTCCAGATGATAATAAACAAAAAGAACCGCCCCTTGGTTGGCACACTGACATTGTAAAACCAAAAAGACCTAAACTAAATATTTTTAAATTATGAAAAAGTTTTTTAGAGAACTAATCTCAGATGATAATCAAATCAATGAACAAGCATTTGTAGGAGTTATATCATTCTTTGCAATGGTATTTGTTCTATTTGTAGATGTAATTACCGGCATCATTGGTAATGAACTTATCATTAAAGAATTTATCTTTGATGGATTCATGTTACTTACCTTAGGTGCATTTGGTATTACAACTGCAGGAAGAATACTTAAGCTTAAGGAAAAAGTTAAAAAAGAAGAAGAGACTTCAGAAGAAGTAGTAGATTAACCATATAAAATAAATAAAAATGCAACTAAGTAAAAATCTAGCATTGTCAGAAGTAACAAGAAGTGAAACTGCAAAAAGAAGAGGTATCTCTAATATGCCTACACCTGAGCACATTGAGAACTTTAAATTATTGGCTGAGAAAGTATTTCAACCAATCCGTGACCATTTTGGTGTTCCTATCCGTATTAGTTCAGGATACCGTTCCGCAGCTCTAAATAAAGCAATTGGTGGTGCAGGTAAAACAGTTAATGGTGTTTATGTTCCTTCATCACAACACTGTACAGGTGAAGCTATTGATATTGACATGGATGGCACAACAGTAACTAATGCTGAAATTTTCCACTTTATCAAAGACAATCTTCTGTGGGATCAGCTCATCTGGGAATTCGGGACAGATACTAATCCTGATTGGGTACATGTATCTTATGATTCATCTGGTAAGCAACGTAAGCAAATCCTAAAAGCTAAAAGAGCAGCTGGTGGAAAAACTACGTATGTTCCATATAAATAAGTACGTATGAAGTTCAGAAATGGTTGGAATACTTATACCAAACAATGGGATAAGTTAGCTATTAAAGTAAGGTTCTCATTCATTGATATCTTATCAATTGAGATAGATATATCTAGAGACTTTTATCTTTTAACAATCTTAAATCTTACTATTAAGAATAGATAGTATTATACAAGATACTGTAATCCAGGTACTTTCTGTGCCTGGATTTTTCTTTTAAATATATTTTGTTTAAACAATTATTGTATATTTGTCTAAACTTAAAATATATAAAAATGGAAAACCAACATGTAGAAGAGCAGTTATCTGCTGAAGAACTAGCTCAAAGAAAAGAAGAAATGAAAAACTTTTATGATGAGTCAGTTCCTTATCTAGAATCACAAGCAAAGTATGAAAAACTACTTACAGAAATTGAAGAGGCTAGATTTAAAAGAGCTAATTATCAGTATCAGTTTGCTATGATGATGAGTCAAAGACCTGATATGGAAGAAGAACATGAGCAAGAAAATCAAACTTCAGAACCAAAAGGAAGGAAGTTGAAAAAATCATAAGTTATGGCACTTGTTAATCAAGTACAGAAACGTGTTAAAATGTCCAAATGGGATGTAGTTAAATTTCAGATTCTAACTCATTGTTATATTAACCGTATAACAATGAGTGAGTCTGATCTTAACTGTTTAACCTTGCTTAGCTTTAATCAACCGATTGAGCTAACTAGTTTTTGTTATGATGCTTCTGCAGAAGATGACTGGATATTCAAATCTCCACAGACTGTAAGAAACTGTATTAATAAAGCTGAGAAAAATGGTTTAGTCATAAAAGATGTTAATAATAAAAAGTTAATCATGATTAATCCAATAATTAAACTGCAGACACAAGGAACTGTATTATTAGACTATAAATTCTTAGGTAATGAATCCGAAGAAAGCAACTAAATATTATAAACAAGTAGCTGAGGATTTAAATATTGAAGAGTCTTTGGTTGAAGACTTTGTTGAATTTTATTATAAAAACATTAGGTTTTGCTTATCACATTTAATTCATCCAAGAATCAACATTGAAGGTTTAGGACATTTTGTAGCAAAACCAAGTTGGGTAAGAAGATCTATTAATAGAATATCAAATAGTTTAGATAAACATGATACTTCTACTTTTGGAGCTTATGCCAAAAAGATTAGATTAGGAGAAACTTTAGATCTTTTAATTGAACTTGAGAAAAAAATTTTTACTGAAGAACAAAGAAAAAAATCTTTAAAAGAAACCAAACATGAAAGCAGCACTAAAAGCAATCTGGGAGAATAGAAAAGGAATCCTAGAAGGTGTGAAAAACTCAATTATTAGAGATGAACTGGTAGAAGATATTGCAAGAATGAGATATGATATCTGTGATGAGTGTGAGCATATAGATAATAAAGGGAAAGAATGTGCTGTAAAAGGTACACAACCTTGTTGTGCTGAGTGTGGGTGCTCTCTTCAATTTAAGACCAGATCTCTTTCATCAGAATGTCCTCTTGGTAAATGGGATGCTATTGCTACCGAAGAAGAAGAAGATAAACTAGAACAATTATGAGTATAGTATTTAATGCAGATGATCACAGCTACAAGAGTGTAGACCCCAATGATGAAATCAAGTGGATTAGTGTGACTACTCTACTATCTAGTCTTAAGAAACCTTTTGATGCCAAGAAAGTAGCTGAGAGAGTAAGTAAGAATAAAAAATCTAAATGGTATGGGATTGATCCTAAAACCATTGTTCAGATTTGGGATAATGAAGCTAACAGAGCTACAACTCTTGGTACATTCTATCATAACCAAAGAGAAGCTGACTTATGCTCACTTGCATCTATTGAAAGAGAGGGTGTGACGGTTCCTATTTTTAAACCATTTGAACAACCAAATGGCTTAAAGATTGCTCCTGTACAAAAACTTGATCCAGGCGTGTACCCAGAACATATGGTCTATCTTAAGTCAGCAGGCTTATGTGGCCAATCAGATTTAGTTGAAGTAGTCAATGGTAGAGTAAATATTATTGACTACAAAACTAATAAGGAGATTAAAACAGAATCATTTAAGAACTGGGAAGGAATGTCTGAAAAGATGTTACCACCAGTGGAACATTTAGATGATTGCAACTTTAATCACTATGGTTTACAGTTAAGTATCTACATGTATATTATCTTAAAACATAATCCTAAACTTCAACCAGGAAAAATATTTATTCACCATATTACATTTGAAACAGAAGGTGAAGACCAATATGGATATCCTATTGCTAAATTGGATGAGAATGGAGAACCAAAAGTATTAGAAGTAATACCAATGCCGGTACCTTATCTTTATGATGAGGTTATCTCAGTTATCAATTACCTTAAGGAGAATCCTTATATTATTAAAAAGAAATAATATGATTGTAAGATTATTTGATGTTCAAAATGGTAAGGTAGTTCCTACAGAACACTGCTATACCTTAAAGGCACTTAAAGATATTATGGATAATTATCCAGATGATTACCTTAAAATTTATCTGTATTTGTTTTATATGACATGTCCTAATCCGGACATGAATCCTTTTTTTCATACACCAGAGATAGATAAAGAACATATTATTCTAAAAGAAATACAAGCAGAGTTCTCAACAGAAGATGATGATATACACACTGCTTTATTATTCTGCCAAAGAATGTATGAAACTCCTACATCTAGAGCATATAAAGGAATGGCATCTATGTTAGATAGATTAGCTAGATACATGGAAACAACTACTATTACTGCTGGTAGAGATGGAAATATTAATTCACTAGTAGCTGCAGCCAAAAACTTTGATCAGATTAGAGCATCATTTAAAGGAGTCTACAAAGATCTTCAGGATGAACAATCAAGTAAAGTTAGAGGTGGCCAGGGGCTTGCTTATGATAGTTAATTATGAGTGAGATTTATCAAGACATACCAACCTATGACAATGGAACATGGACAACAACAAACTTTGAATCCAGAGAGGACTTCAGTAAGTTTATATCAGGAGTTTTCAAAGAACCTGGTAAGTACGGCTTCAATGACCTTACTAGTCAGATATTTATATCTGAGTCAAGAAAGTTTAGAGATAACGGAGTATATTGCACAGCCCCCTTCAAATCTAAAGACTTCATAGCTTATTGGGATGACCAAAAAGCAAAATGCAGAAAAGGTATAATTGTAAAAGATAGTACTAATACTTGGTATCTTACCAGAGATTATTACATGTGGCTAAACTTTTTGCCAATCTTTAATAAAGAAATTCAGAAGTTTGGTTTTGCTGATATTAGGGATGCACAGTATCATATGGCATTATATGAGATACTTGCAGAATTAAATTATAAGCATGTAGCTATTCTTAAGAAACGTCAGATTGCGTCTTCTTATTTTCATATGGCCAAGCTTATTAATCAGCAATGGTTTGAAGCTGGGGTTACTCTTAAGCTTGGTGCCAGTCTTAAAGACTATATCAATGAAAAAGGTTCCTGGAAATTTTTACAAGAATACGCAGCTTTCCTAAATGAGCATACCGCATGGTATAGACCTATGTCACCAGACAAGGTAATGATGTGGCAGCAGAAGATTGAAGTAAGAAAGGGAGACAGAAAAACAGAAGTAGGTCTGAAAGGAACTATACAGGGTATGTCATTTGAGAAAGATCCAACAAATGGTGTAGGGGGTCCAGTAAAATACTTCTTTCATGAGGAGGCAGGTATTGCTCCAAAGATGGATCAGACATATGAGTACATGCGCCCAGCTATGAGATCCGGTTTAATTACAACAGGAATGTTCATTGCAGCAGGATCTGTGGGTGACTTGTCTCAATGTGATCCATTAAAGAAAATGATTACTAGACCACATGACAATGATATTTATGCTGTAGAAACAGACCTTATAGATAAAAAAGGTACAAT